ATGCTATTACCAAGTCTCAACTTGATACAGTTGCTACTGAATTAAGAGGAGCAATTACTACTATTGCTGGCAGTGATACTGCTTTTGATACACTTGCCGAGATGAAAGCCTTTGTTGATGGTGTAAAAACATCGGGAGCTGCGAATTTACTTACAGCTGTTACTGATGAGACCACTGCTAGAGGTGTAGCTGTTGCTGCTGCTACGGCTGCTGCTTCTTCTGCTTTAGCAGGAGTTGATACCAGCATTCGTACACTTGTAGCCAACGAAGTTGCCTCTCGTGCTGCCGCAGATACACTATTAAGAGATAGATTGTTTCACCATGTTAATGTACAGATGTCTCCTGCTACTATTCCTGATGAAGCCTCGCCAACCCCAATGCCTACTACTGTTAAGGCCGTTACTGGTGTTGATGGCTGGTATTTTAAGAATGGTGGTCCTTCTTCTAGCACACGCAAGTTCAACTGGTATTTTGGTGCCCCTGTTAATTCTACTGGAACAGCTACTGGTGCTAGTCTTGAGGAGCTTGATATCCGTTTAAGACTTGTTAATAATGTGTCTGCTCCTTTTATTACATTTTATACTGCTAAAACTGGCTCTAATGATGCTGCGTCGTGGTATCATGCTAAATATACATACATTGCCAATCAATCATTAACTGCTAATACTAATTATTTATTTAGAGTTTTAGTTTCAGGATCTTCTGCTGTTGGTAGTTTATCGGGGTTTAGCAACGTTGATTTAACGTTGGATTCTTACTCTTCTACTCCTAATAGTACTTTGTTAGCCACTGATACTATCTTATTTATAGCTGTTAGTTCAAACAGTAGTTCTGCCGCTGGTAATGTTGAATGCGTTATTCACGGTTTAGATATTCACAGTACCAATGGAAATGTTGCTTACCATTTGAGTAACAACGACGTTGTCCATAAATACATTGGAACTAAGTTGACACAACTTTACTTGTCCATGGGACAGGCTGACCCTATGTTAGGTATTGCTTAAATCTATTAGTTTTTAAAATATAGAATATTAATATAAAATTTCATATTAATATTTTATTTACCCAATTAAATATTTATTTTACTTATTTATTAATAAATTCAAGCTATTATTCATTTTGTCCATCATACTAACAAGATTATCTATTTTTGAATTAAATTCATCAAGTCTTTTATTTATTTTTACCATTTCAAATGATTCCGGTTCTGTTTTTGGATATAAATTTGATTCCAATATTGTATTTGTCTCAGTTATATTAGTTTTTTTTAGCTTACTAAATATATTAATTGGAGGGTCTTGATATTCATTTTGATATTCATTAATATGTAATGTTACATTGTCATCTTCATTGAACGAAACCTTTTTTACAGGTTTATTAGTATTTGTATTTTGATTTATATTTTGATTTATATTTTGATTTATATTTTGATTTATATTTTGATTTATATTTTGATTTATATTTTGATTTATATTTTGATTTATATTTTGTATTTGTTCAATATCAAACTTCCGTCTTGACATTGTTTCCGCAATAAGTGCCTCCATTTCTATAATCTTATTATTATCCATTTTATCTGAAAAATCAACTGGTGTAGGTTTCTTTACATTAATTGAATTTTCAAATTCTATGCGCTTATTTGTTACTTGTTTTTCAAAATCAGTCTGTCTCGCATTATGAATATCTTCTACCTTATATGGTTCATCTAAAACTTCATTGCTAATACTTATTCGCTTGAGCTGTTGTTCTTGTTTAAGATTTGGAAATAATTGATTTACAGCAATAAGAACCTGATTTAAAAACTGTTTATTCAAATTCATTAACCCAGCATTAGGATTAGCTCTTAACGTAAATAGATTAATATTACTGTCAAACACAGTTTGGATGTTTTTTACAACTGTTGATGAATTTGGGTTTATATGAAGTTCATCTAACAAAACATCCCATAACATTGTTAGATTTTTGTTATTTGTAAATTGTTGTACATTCATTTTGTATATATTATAAAATAATAACCAACTTTTATGTTATTATTTTATAAAAAGTATTATTTATAATTCCTCATTGAAATAAATCTTTCTAAATTGCTGCATATATTCATCTTTTAATTTATGTGTCTTTAAATAATGCGAAGTTATCTTGTCTTCTAACATATGTATTATAAAAAATATTGAATATACGCCACATTCTGTGTTTTTATATTGATGCTCAACTGGATAATTCTGGTCAAACTTTAATTCTATTTTTTCAGGTAAATTTCTACCTTGTTCTGTAACCATTTTTACAAATTTCATAACTTGGTTTGGCGCTTTATTACCAGCACTATCAAAAAAGAATATGGTACCCTTTTTAATATTTATAAATAGTGATATCCAATGTTCGCCTCCTCTATCATGTGTGTCAGTATTAAATATAACACCTATTTTATTCTTACCTTTTTTGATTTGTTCAGATAGACTAAAATGACATAATTCTTCCCATACACATTCGCCATACAATTTATGCGTGTCATAATCAATTGGCGATGGGCCTAGGAAATCAAAACATTTATATGTTTTTTCATATTGGTTCATGACTTCAATAATATCAAGACTTGAAAGCCACTCATTAGGATTCTTTTTCCAGTTCTCTGGCGAAACTGGTGAAAATGATTGAAGCAATTCTTCCTCCATTTTAGTACCCTTTGTCATTTGTCTTACCCAACAAGATTCTTTATTACAAATATTAGCATAATAGTTTTTGAGAAGAGACCATATTTCTTTAGAATCATTAGTAATAATTTTTTTATCTGGATGTCTAGCATTCCACATATTACGCAGCTTTTGAAGGTCATTGTCAGTATAACATGTATATTCTTTTACGGCATTTTTGTCCTTTGGACTGCAATTAAGTTTTACAAACGGTTTAACATCAGTATTATTTTCTAAATGATGCGAAGTTTTGTTAGTTTGTCTCTTTTTTAACTTACCTTTTTTGGTTTTATAGCGATTTTTACTTTGAATCTTATATCTATTTTGTAATCTTCTTGTTTTTAATTTTGTCTTCATATACATTATTGATATTTTTCTTTTATACGTTTTTATATTTGGATGCCAAAATTTATTTTTATTTTTTCTTTTCCTCCTTTCCTTTTTGTCTTGGAATAATCTGGTTTTGTTTATATGTTTGTCTAACTTTACTAAACCAGTCTAATGGTAGTTGCTGAATGTCGTCTACTCCCTTTGATTTTGTTTGTTTTGTTTTTGCATATACCTTAGGACAGGATTGTTTTACATTTGATTCTTCTTTATCTTCTTCTTCTGCATTGCTAGAGTTAGCGTCTTCTTCTAAGCTTGCGTCTTCATCATCTTCATCTTCCTCATCTTCATCTTCATCTTCTTCATCTTCATCTTCATCTTCATCTTCTTCTGCGTTGCTAGAGTTAGCATCTTCTTCTAAAGGTAAAGGTACTCTCATCTTAAGATAATAAATGCTTTTTTCAACAAAATAATTATAACTGTGTTTCACATCTTCTAATAAATCATCAGGTAATTCATTATTAATCATTTTTGTAAATAATTCATTAATTTGTTCTTTATAAATCTCCATATCGGTTTTCATCTTATCATCTTCTTTTTGTCTTATTTTTTTATTTAATTTCTGCAACTGTTGTTTACTAATTAAAAAATTAAGGGTTATTTGATTTACTAAATCGTCTGACATTTTATAATGATTGTATAATAATTACTAATAGAATATAATTTATAATAAAATGTAAATTATAGTTTATTTTCTTTGTTTTGGTTGGTCTAATTGTATCAAGTGATTACTAATTTATACATTAGTAGGGTTCGTCAAATCTTTCACTTGTTGTCGTGTAGCATTATTGAATAATCCGTATCCAATTGTATTGGGTGATGGATTTGGATTAAAATGACTAAAATGTTCAGTTTTGAATAGGTCAGGAAATGGCTGAACAATAGAATTGTTTCTTTTCCATCCATATTTGTATAAATCACTACTGCTACTAGGTACATAAAATGCCTGACTACACTCTTGTATAGCATTATTTTGGCCTCTTAATTCTGATTCTCTATTAACATTTGAAGCAAATCCAGACCATGGTCCAAAGTCATTACCTGGGTTAAAAGTATTTGAAGGGTTAAATGTGGCTTGTTGTTTCAATGGAACGTCAATTGGTTTTCTTAAATCGATAATTGGCATTCTAGCATATTTGGTTGAAACAGACCTAGAATCTAGGTAAGGTTGAAGTTGACTACTTGGTATATTTCGGCTATATGCTCTAATATTCATTGTATTTGCCTTTTGTGAAGCTGGTTGGTCATTAAATTCTAATGCGTTCATTATTATAATATCATAATAAAATAATTTATATTTTACAGTATTATTCTTTATAAAACATAAAATTAAAAATATATATTTTATAAAATGTATTAGATATAATCGTCTTAATTGTATTAATAATGTGCGGAATTTTTGCTCTAATAAATTATAAAAGTGATGAAACACCTGACCAGTCAAATGGTAGTAATAAAGACGAAGTGGTAATAAGCGAAGCATCAGTAAGCGAAGTGGTAATAAGCAAAGCATTAGTAAGTGAAGGAGTGGTAATAAGTGAAGGAGTGGTAATAAGCAAAGAAGTAAAGGCAGAAAAGGATAAGCCTCAATTAAATAAGAACAGCGACCAAGAATTTATCAAGGAGCAATTTGAAAAGGGTCAAAATAGAGGTCCTGAGTTTTCAGAAATATTGTTACACGAGGAAGAACAGTTCATCCAAGGGTTTCATAGATTGGCGATTAATGGTTTAACTAGTTTATCCAATCAACCTCTAAATATATGGAACTGTAGTCTAATTTGTAATGGTGAAATATATAATTACAAGAAATTATATGAATTAATGGATATTGAACCAAAAACACAGTCTGATTGTGAGGTTATTATTTATTTATATAGAAAATATGGAATTGAACACGCAATAAAAATGTTGGATGGGGTATTTTCGTTTGTACTTTACGATTACCAGATGAATACAATTTTTGCTGCTAGGGACCCATATGGTGTAAGACCATTGTATTATTTTAATTCAACCCAAGAAGATAGTTTAATGGGTTATGCATCAGAAGTAAAAATGATTTGTGAAATTGCCAATGAGGAAAAGCAGCCTGTTTTATATTTTCCACCTGGTTCATATGTACAGCATGTTCAAGTTGACAAAATATGGTTAATGGGACCTATTGTAAAATATCATATTCCATCATTTGCTTATTCTTATCCAAGAGTGTTATTTGATAGTCAACAAAAAACCAAGGAAGAACTGTTTCAATATTATATTACTGGAATTCATGACAGACTAGAGGCAGCTGTAAGAAAGAGATATTTAACTACTGAAAGGCCAATCGCAACTCTTTTATCTGGAGGACTAGATAGTAGTTTAATAACCGCATTGGTACAAAAAATACATGGGAAAAATATTCCAAAGGGATATACAAGACCAAAAGTGAATATTGAAACCTATAGTATAGGTTTGGTAGATTCAGAAGATGTTGTATATGCGCGAATGGTAGCAAATTACATCAAGTCAAATCATACTGAGATTATTGTCAGTGAGGATGTTATGACAGATGTTATTCCTGAAGTGATTAAGGCAATCGAAAGTTACGATGTTACGACAGTTAGAGCAAGTCTTGGTAATTATTTACTAGGCAAATTTATTTCTAGAAATAGTAATGCCAAAGTAATTTTCAATGGCGATGGTTCTGATGAGCTTTGCGGAGGTTATTTGTATATGAATCATTGTCCAGACTCCATTGAATTTGATAGAGAAACTCACAGGTTATTAAAAGATATTCATATGTTTGATGTATTGCGCTCTGATAAAAGTATTTCATCCAATGGTTTAGAGCCTAGAACCCCATTTTTAGATAAGGAATTTGTTAATTTCTATTTATCAATACCAGTTGAATTTCGTGACCATAACGCAAACGGAACAATGGAGAAGTTTTTGTTAAGAAGTGCTTTCCAAAAGGATAGATTACTACCAGATGAGATTCTTTGGAGAAAGAAAGAGGCGTTTAGTGATGGTGTAAGTAATAAAGGAAAATCTTTATTTACAATCCTTCAAGACAGTATAGTAAAACATTTCATGGTTGATAGTGATTTAACTCCTAGAGAAAAGGAGAAGTTATATTATAAACATTTGTATGATAAGGAATTTCCGGAACAGTCGCACTTAATGCCTTATTATTGGATGCCAAAATATGTAAAGGCCGAAGACCCTAGCGCGCGTACATTATCCATATATGAAAACAATGAGGAAACAAATGAAGTGATTTCTGTAAATGAGCCATAAATGTTTTGTTTTTGTTTTGTATTAGAATAAATAAATTGTAATATATTTAATTTAATAAATTATATATATTTATATAAACTCTGTCATAATGTTTCTTAAAAATATAAACATACATAAATTCCAGTCAGAAGCATTTTCGTTTATATTATACTTAACATGGTTTTTATATTTTGTTATTGCGTTTGGATTATCTGCCAATGCGCCACAATACTTAAATGATTTACAGTATTATGTAAAAATCTATGTTAGTTTTTTTCTTATTTTGCGTTTTAACCCATTTAGACGTGTTAAATTTACTGAATTAGATGGTAGAATAGCATTTAGTTCTGGTATATTTTTATTAGCAACAACGGCCGTTGATAAAATATTGATGAATTATTTACACAGTATAAAACAGCATTTAGTTTTCTAAAAATATAAAATATAAATTACTTTTTTTTAATAGTTTTATTCTTCGCCTTAGAAATCATCTTATTTTTTATAGTTTCATTATTTGATTTTATATTTGATTTTATATTCGATTTTATATTCGATTTTATATTCGATTTTATATTCGATTTTATATTCGATTTTTTATCAAAGAATATATGTAAATGCTGTAGTATTTTTTTTGAAAGCATGTTATCTATTTCATTTTCTAATTCTGGTTTTTCTACATATGTGTAGTTATATCGTTTCATTGAAGTAATTATATCATCCTTCATGGTTAAGGGAGATTCAATTGGCAATATATTGCTATTAATAAACCTGTCAACAATTTCATCAAATGATAAGTCATATGAATAAGGCTTAATATGAATATAATATATGTTATCATTATTCATACCAGGATGAAACACATCATCTATAAAACATATTTGAGTTGATTCTGGTATTTTAGTGCAACTAATAAAATCTTTATGTGTTTTCATGTGTGTTGTGCGGCATAACTCGACATGTCTTCCATTTACTTTGAAAGCTCCGATGATTTGGTCAAATAATTTGTATTTAAGTTTATCTTCAAAATATAACCTTATATTTTGAGCCCATTCAGGAGGTCCTTGATTATTTGTATAAATCATTAGTTTGTGACAGTGTTGGTCTAGTTTTTTCTTCTTTAAATAGTTCAATATATTAATAATATTTGGGCGGGTAAATTCGGGATACAAGTCCAAAATTTGATTAAATAATTTTTGGTCAAACTCTATGTCTTTTTTATTTATATTTTGAGACTTATAATATTTTTGTAATGAGTCCCAAAACATGCCAAATTCTACAAAATATCCTAAGGTTTCGTCTAAATCAAATACAACAATTTTAGAACTACAGTTCATACATTATAATATGATATTATAAATCAAAAAATAAAATATTATACTTATTTATAGGCAATAATGTCTACTGAATTAACTAACAAGGATTATATTAGTATTTTAAAATATTACAAAATGAATGTTCCAAAGTCTAAACGGCTCTTAAAAACACAGGCAGAAACTATTATGGCTGAAAAACTATGTAGATGTATTAAGAAGGTAGATGTTAAAAATGAATCTAAGTCCATTGGCATTTGTACTAAGACAATATTTAATAAGAAGGGTTACACTCGCAGTAAATTTACTTGTAAAAAAAATAGGACTGTCAAGTTTAGAAGAACCAGTAAATAATACTTTTTATATTTTATATTTTATATTCTATATTTTATATTTTATATTTTAAATAAAAATATAAATTATGACACAGAATTTATTAAACAAACAAAATTACTATGATATTATTATTATTGGCTCCGGAATTGCCGGTTTATATAGCGCATATAATATACAACAATTGACCCCCGATAAAACATTTCTGGTTTTAGAAAAATACAAGAAGAAGTGGATTGGTGGCCGCCTAAATAACGAAGAGTTTTACGGGACAACCGTTGTTACAGGTGCTGGTATCGGTCGCAAAGATAAGGACTATTTGTTACAGGATTTGCTACAAGAATTAAATATTAAATATACTGATTTCAAATTGGACGTTAATTATGCTGTAATTTGTGAGCCAGTGGATGTAAATAAGATTTTTTTGGCTCTTAAGAAAGAATATTTAAAACAAGTTAACAAAGTTGGATTCAAAGAAAAAACATTTAAACAATTTGCTAAACCCATTCTAGGCGCTAAATTATATGAACAGTTTATTGTATCTACTGGATATAGTGATTATGAAAATGAAGATGTATCTCAGACAATTTACAAATATGGTATGGATGATAACACAGACGGTTTAAATGGTCTACATATTCCGTGGAAACAATTAATACAAACGTTAGTTCACAAAATTGGGTCGCAGTTTGTTAGAGCATCTAACAATGTTATTAGTATTAAAACAAATGTAGTAAAATCAAATGTAGAAGAAACATATAGCAAATATATTTTAAAGACTGACAAAGGAATAACATATTATTGTAATAAGATTATAATAGCCACTACAATTACTGGTATACAAAATCTTTTGCCTCAAATACTTAATAAAACTCAATTCAGCATTTATAATTATATAAAAGGACAACCATTTTTACGACTATATGCTAAGTTTCCTAAGGCAGCGGCGGATATTATGAGACAATATGTGCCTACATATACAATTGTCTCTGGACCATTACAGAAAATAATTCCCATTTCCAAAGAAAAAGGTGTTTATATGATTGCTTATTCAGACAACGCAAATGCTGAGGTTTTAAAAGACCATTTGGAAAATAATGTGAAAAATCGATTATTTTTTGCTAATTTGTTAGAAGAAACACTAAATATTCCATCAAATACATTACAAATTACAGCATTGCTTGATTTTTATTGGCCCATTGGCACACATTATTACAGTCCGTTGCCTAAAGACTTACCTATAAATAAATATATAGACAATGTACAACATCCCTTACCAGATGTATTAGTTGTTGGTGAGGTGGTTGCTGCGAATCAAGGCTGGACAGAAGGTGCGTTAGAAAGTGTTGCTAAAGTACTCACAAAAAAATGGTTAAAATAATAATAATTTATCTATTGTAAATTATTATTAATGTTAATGTTATACTTAATATATTGGTTAACGAGTAAACCATTGACTTTGACCACGAAATTCTCCAAAACTAAGCCCTAAAACATTTGTGTAAAATTCTTGGGTTGTTTGTCCTAGTGACCTGTAGTATTTATACATACGCATAGTCGAGCCACCACCAGAGCTAGAGCCATTCGCAATTAATGAGCCAAGGGTTCTACTTCCATTTGCTCCTGAGATTCTTAAAGTTCTTAAATTTCCAGACATTTTATATTTTAACGCAATATTTTATTTTTGTATTGATTAAAAATCTTGCGCTAAATAATAACCATGGTAGCCAATTGCCGCCATTCCTAATAATAATAATATTTCAAAGAATTTCCTAGGTGTTTCTAAACCTCGGTAACCAATGTATACTAACAAAGGGCCAATAATAAGAAAATGAATATAATTTACCCAGGCACTTATGCCTTGTTTGTATTTATTATAAGCTAAATACATATGATATACTGTAATGAATGCTCCTAATCCTAGTAAAAAGGGAAACATGTACGGCCATAGTGTATCTCGTTTGATTCCTACATATAAAAAAAGAGGACCAACTAACAAAATATGGAATAAATGAATAATAACATACTTGTCAAACTTCATTTTATATTATTTATTTTTATTATTTTTTGTATTCATATATTATAAAAATGGTATTCAAATATTCTAATGTTCAAAATAAACATCATGGGCTAAATAAAAAGACCCATAAGGTTCATATTACTGGTAGTAAAGGATATAAATGTGTAGCACATTTTAGACGCGGTAAAAAAACACATTATACTAGAAAGCAACTAACAAAAAGTGAAATAAATATGATACACAATGGCAAATTTATAAAAGGATTATTTAAGGATTGTCAGCCTGAAAAGTAAGCTTAATCGTCTTCATCGTCTATTTCATTTGAATCATCCTCGTCTATTTCATTTGAATCTTCATCATCATCTAATTCATTTGAATCGTCTTCTTTATCAGAGATTTTATTTACAACTTCTTCACTTTCCAAATGGTCCAATGCGCTCAATATAATCAGTTCTTGGGATGATAGTTTTTGGAATATAATAACATCATCCATCTTGAAATTATAATGCCGGTGCATAAAATTCTTACAAGTAATTAATACTCCATCATCTGTTATTTTTATATCACATACAATTCCACATTGGTTAAGAGGTAAATAATTGGGGTCAGTAATTGGTATCCAACGTATAAATGCTCCGTGTCTCAAATCTGGCAATTCATCTACATACTTGTAACCCTTCAGTCTTCCTAGATAATCCAATGCGGTTGATTTATCTAGTTTTAACTCTTTCAAGATTCGCCAATTTAACTCTACAATTTTATCCGTTGTAAAATTCATAATGCTTTCATTTGTAGTATTATCAAGTGCCTTTTCTAATTTATCAACATCTAATGTATTTGTTTTATTGTTAGTATCCATAATATTTTATATAATAAAATAAGTTTAAATGTTTTATTATATAATAATCTAAATCTATTATAATGATTAGTAATTTATGTAAAAATATAGTAAGTTATTGTTGTTGTTTTAAACAACAAAATACAAATACATTTGATGATAATCCAGATAATGTTGTCTATAATATTTTTGAAAATGATATAATAGTAACCAATGAAAAACTTCACAGGACATCTACATCAGTTGATAACAATTATAGCTTAAGTAACGAGGCATTCAATTATAGTGATATATATCGATAATAGCATTCCTCTCTGTCATCCACAGATTGCCTTTACCATCCACCGCCAAATGCCGACGCAAATCCACCGCCGTCATTCGCAGCCATCGGTTCAAACCCTTCCATTCCCATTCCTGGTGTAGCAGCTCCAACTAATGGTGTATTATCCTGCTGATATATGTTATTAAAATCTGGGCTAGATTGTTGAGGCAGTGAGCTAATAGATGTTGTACCCATCGTGTTTATTGCCTGGTTCATGGCGCTTTGTGGTTGCTGCTGTGAAATTGGTTGCGACACTTTAACATTACCTTGACCCTTCTTACCCTTCTTCTTTGTATCTTGTGGGCCATTCCAAAGCTCCATTATTCTATCAACAATGATGCTCACTTTCTCACCTAATTTGGTTTGAAGACTGAGAACAATCATTAGAACAGCTAAAATGATATTGGTAACACTGAAATCACAGTATTTTTCTCCACTATATGTTGGTAGAAATGTGATAATTCTGTGAATAATCAATATACCTAAAAACATGACAACTATTTGCCCTATTATTTCTGCTAAAATTTCTGGACTACCTTTATCTTCATCTGCTTCAGGAACATAATGCTGCATAAGTTTATTCATAATTACAATTGGAATTAATGCTAAAACTGCGTATTGAACAATATTTGACATTTCTGATTTAGAATCCTCGTCAAAATTAAATACATGCTTGAAAAAACCAGGTTTCCCATTTGTTGACTTTGTTAAATCTTCTAAACTATCCATATTTCTTATATAGGTTATAATAAGAAATAAAAAACATATAAAGAAGAAAAACAAGTTAAATAATATTTATTTAACTTATTTATAATGGATAAAAACTCTAGCGTAGCAGAAGAAGGCAATAAAGAGGAAGAACAATATTTAAATCTAATTCGTGAGATTTTGACAAGAGGCACTTGGGAAGAGGGTCGTAACGGGCGAACTAAAAGTATCTTTGGTCATTCAATGCGTTTCTCTTTACAAGACGGTAAGATACCAATTTTGACTACCAAGAAAACTGCTTGGAAGACATGTTTGAAAGAGCTGCTTTGGTTCATTCGCGGTGAAACTGACAACAAATTATTACAAGACCAAGGAGTTCATATTTGGGACGGAAATTCTACTAGAGAATTCTTGGATAGTAGAGGTCTCAACAATTATGATGTTAATGAACTTGGACCAATTTATGGCAGACAATGGAGAAATTTTAATGCTCCTTATATCAGTAAAAAGGACAAGCGTTTTGCTGAAGGATTGCCTGAAAATGAGAAATTATATTATAATATAGAAGGTGGAGTTGACCAATTACAGCAAATTATTGACGCTTTAAAAGACCCTGCGCAGCGAACTAGTCGACGCCTAATAATGACGGCATGGAACCCGTGTCAACTTGACAACATGGCTCTTCCTCCGTGCCACATTTTGTGCCAATTTAATGTTCATGATGGTAACAAGCTCAGTTGTTCTATGTATCAACGCAGTAACGACGAAGCCTGTGGCACAAGCTTTAATATCGCATCATATAGTTTTCTTACTCATTTAATAGCAAAACATTGTGGATTAGAAGCATATGAATTTGTTTATTTTAAAGGTAATTGTCATATTTATGAAGAACACGTAGATGGTTTGAAATTACAAATTACAAGAGAACCATATCCATTCCCAACAGTTTCAATTAAGCAAGTTAGAGAGAATATTAATGATTACTGTGTGGATGATTTTGAAATTCATAATTACCAACATCATGAACCTATAAAATTTCAGATGGTTGCGTAGGTGTTTCTTCTTTACTAGCATATTTATAATTTTTAAATTTTGTATTTTTTAAATTTTGTATTTTTTGAATTAATGCGCCACAAAATAGTTGGAACAGGAATATTTAATTGTCGTGATGCTTCAGCCATAGAAATATAAAAAAAACCATCTATTGTTATTTCTTTATTATTAGGAGGTAATCTTCCTTTGTTTTTTTCTTTAATTTTTTGTATTGTTTCTTCTGAATGATGTTTTCCATAAAATGGATTTTTCTCTCCAATTTTTAATTTCGCATTTTCAGACATTTTTTGTCTTGTTTCGTCAGATGCTTTTTTACCAATACGATATGTGTTTTCTTTTTTGAGTTCTGAATTCATTTTTCTTACTTCTTCTGTATGTGTTTTGCCAAACATTCCATTTTTTTCACCATTTTTACCATATTTTTGTTTCCTTTCTTCTGTTGACATTTTACTTATAGTTTCTGAAAATGATTTCAAAATTTTTTCTCTTATTTTGTCTTTATCAGGATGATTTGATAATAAGTCACCACCACTATTATTAAAATTCAAATTATACAAATATTCCCTAATGCTTAAATTTGTTAAATATTTTAATTCTATTTCTTTTGCTTCTTCTTCTGTATCACAAGTATGAATTATTTCATATACAAATTTATCTTCACCATCTAAATTGTAGGCTCTTTGTAAAAATATATTATCATGACATTTTTGTTTAAGTTTGCTACGGTGAGTACAAAATCTTCTATAAATATTAGTTGAATATCCTATATAATATCTACCAGATAAAGTATTAGATATCTTATAAACTCCAATTATCAAATGTTTATCTTCCATTTTATACAATATACAAATATTATATTTATATAGTTTCACAGAAAATATATAAATATCTCTAAATATTTTGATTTTGTAATTTTTCTTTTTTTTTTAAATATGCTGTTCTAGCCCATTTTTGTTTTTGCTCTTGGGTAGGAACATATTCCTTATGTTTTTGTTTTATTTCTTCTTTTTTATTCTCATAATATACCTTTTTATATTCTGGAGCAGTGTATTTTTTTAAATG